GAAAATAAGTTTTTCCGCCAGCCGAGGGAAGGGCAAAGGAGGAAGCGGGAAAACAACGACATCCGATTCAATCGCCTATATGTTGGGCGAGGAGCAGGGGAAAAGAGTGCTTGTGTTAGATGGAGACCCGCAGGGAGACACATCAAAGACGTTCGGGGTATATGAACCGGACGGAATCGGCATGAGTGAATTGCTTGAGAAACATGAATGTGTCGGAGGTACATATAAAACGGGCGATTTGATTCGACCGACCGACTATTCGCACATTGACATCATTCCGGCGAATGGCTATCTCATGAAAACCGACATGAATCTGCTGCTCAAGTCAGAGGACAATCAAGTCACACGATTGCGTGAGGCGTTGGAGGAGGTCTCCGGTGCATATGATTATTGTGTTTGTGACTGCGGGCGATTGCTCGACATGGTAGTCATTAACATTCTGATTGCAGCAGAACTCATTATTGCTCCGGTAAAGGTCGGGGGATATGAAATCGAGGCATTACAGAACCTTGAGGAGCAGATTGAGGACTTGAGAGACATCAATCCGGACTTGAGAATCAAGGCACTCATGACAATGCGACAGAAAAACAAGACATCTCTTGAGGTTGAGGAGTGGTTGAAAGCAGAATCCGGATTTGACATGTTTGTCACACCGATTCGCCGTTCTATCATCGCAGAGAAATCCACAACGGCAATGATACCACTCCCGAAATTTTCAAAGCGTGGGATTGTGTCTCAAGATTACAGATGCGTTGTGCATGAGTTACTCAAGGAAATGGAGGGGTAGGAATGAAAGAACACGATTGGATGAAATTATATGCGGATGCAGAAAAATTCATGAAAAAAGTCGGAGGCACTGATTTCAACATCAAAACAAACATAAAAACCGAAGGATGGGGAGAGGCACTTGTGACGGTAAACATCCCAAAAAGAAACAATCCTATTGCAATAATGAGGATGGATGCGAATGAATATTGCAGCAGATACAAAGGGTTCAGACGAGATGGAAAATTATATCTCACATACATGTTGAGGATAGAGAAAATAAATGCGGAGGATTAAGCACATGGGAAATATTGTGGAAACAGCAAAATGCAGATTCTGCGGTCAGATGACGCAGATTGAGGCAGATGAAAAACTGACAGCAGCACAAGCAGAGGAACAGGCAACAATGACATGTAACTGCACAGAGGCGGTCGAGTATCAGAAAGAGAGGCAGAGAAAAGAAAAAGCAATGATGAATGTATCTGCCTTGTTTGGAGAGAATGCAGCACCGGACAAGAGATGCGGTGAGGGCATCGTGAACATCTTAAAGGCAGCAGTCGAGGAGATTTACACCGGAGGACTTGCAAAGGTCACATTGAACCTCCGAGGGGGGGGTCAAAGCATCAATTTCACAGAATGCAAAGGGTGAAATCAACGTCGAGCGTACAGAGACAAAGAAACAGAAACTCACAGAGTAATGACAGGAGGTTGAACAGATGGCAGCAGGATTCAGCGTGAAAGACGCACTCAACAAGAACAGCAAAGCGGGGATTGACGAATCTCCGAGAGCAAGATTCCGGACAAAGGACATCTCAATTTTCAAGATGTACCGGAATGATATGAATTTTTACAGTGTAGAGCAGATTGAGGAACTGGCAGGAGACATCCTCATGTATGGACTGAAACAGAACCTCGAACTTGTATATGCACCGTGCGAAATGGGCGAATATAGAATCGTGGCAGGTGAAAGACGGTGGGAGGCTCTCAAGTATCTTGTATCAAAGGGATATAAAGAATTTGAACTTGCGACCAGTAAATTAACGACACCGCAGGACGATGACGAGGAGCAGGTTGAAATCATAATTGCGAATGCATACCGTACAAAGACCGTTTCAGACATGATTGAGGAGGAAACACGCCTCAAGGCATCTCTTGAGCGTATGAAAGCAGCGGGAAAGAAAATCAAGGGATATGACCTGCAATCCGGACGATTGAGAGAGGTGATTTCATCAATGCTGCACATGAGCAAAACAAAGGTTGCTCAAATAGAGGCAGTCAACAACAATCTGATTCCGGAATGGAAAGAGGAACTCAAGGGCGAACGCCTCACATTTTCCGCAGCCTATGAATTGAGCGGGATGACAGAGGACGAGCAGCGGGAGGCACTGGGGAAATTTACAGAGACCGGAGAACTCACGCACAAAGATGTGAAAGATATGAAAGCAGAAAAGGCAACAGGACAGCAGGTGTCAGAATCCGACACAGAGGCAGAAATCGGCATGAATCCTCCGGAGACAAAAGCGGGCGACGATTATGAAACGCCACATCCGGAGGGAATCACATCAATCTGCTATTCCTGCACCGAATATGAGATATGTAACGTCAAGACCGGAACATGTACCTCATGCGACCAGTACAAGAACCGTACAGAGGCATACAAGACCGACGAGCAGAGATATTCAGAGGAACAGGATGCAATCGACCGTGAGACAAAGAAAAAACTCCGTGAGATGGAGCAGGAGGAGAAAATGAAAAACCTCCCGTCAGATGCAACGGGGGAGATAAAGAGCATCAGAGTATCAAAGGAGAAATTCGAGGAATACACGGGAGAACATAGAAAACCGTACATGATAACAAAAGACGACGGTTTCAAGGTCGGAAATGTCGTCAAATTGGTAGTATTTGCAGCAGGTAAAGCAACCGGAGAAACAGCAGACATGAGAATCACATGCAAAGACGACGACATCACATGCAGCGGATTGACGGACGGATGGTGTGTCATTGGTCTTGTAGCAGAAAAGGAGGAATAATCATGAATGACATCAAAAGAGGCGAAATGTTCTATATCAGCAGAGGGGGGGGCATCCTACAACGGGAGCGAACAACACGCAGACCGTCCGGCGGTAGTGGTTAGCAACAACAAGAACAATGAGAACAGCAATGTTGTTGAAGTTGTATATATGACCACACAGCCAAAAACAGACCTCCCGACACATGTGACAATAAGGTCAACAGGCAGAATCAGCACGGTATTGTGTGAGCAGGTTTATTCGGTATCAACGGAACGCATCGGAACATATATCGGAGAGGCGACAGACAAGGAAATGGAGAATATCGACATTGCTCTCATGATTTCCTTGCAGTTGGATAATGGCATTAAGACAGCAAAAGAGTATTACAAGACCATCAAGGAGCAGCAGGAGGAAATCGACAGTCTCAAGAGAGAAATTGAGACAATGCAGCAGGAGCATGAGGAGGCAATCGCAGAGATTGAACAGGATGCAGCAGTATACGTTGAGGAAAACAAGAAAATTGCAAATATGACATCATCAGAGGACACAATCAGATTACAGACAGAAAGAGACACATACAAGACCATGTATGAACAGTTACTCAACAGATTAGTGAATGGAGGAGCAGCATGAACAAAAGCGAGTTAAAGGCAATATTTATCAATGCAAAGGCAACAGATGCGAAATACATCGGAGTGAGCATCCAAACAGAGGGCAGCAGTCAACCGGAAATCATCATCAATCCGAATCCGAATTTTGATGCGAAATTTGACTACTACATGGAGGCATACGACGACGATTTGATTCTGATTGCAGCAAAGGGCAAAAAGGACATCAGAATCACGGCAGCAGGGCAAGGAAACCGTTTCGAGGATATTGAATGTCAGTTATTAGGAGAGCGGGGCAAGGGTTGGAAAGAACTCATTGCAGGAGCGATTGACAATGCGTATGAGAAAATGATTGCAACCACACCTCCAACGACAGAGGAGGAACAGACCCATTGTGAAATGATAAAAGAGGCAGTCAAGGGAATGTTCATCAATGAGAGCAGGACGGCAGCAGAGGCAGAGTTCATCAAGACACACATTGTCGACTATGAGAAAATATTCGATGTGTGCATGAATGGTGATGACCTTGAGTTCAAAAAAGGACTTGTCAGATTGCAGAAAATGCAAAATGAATATGTTATGCAGCGGGAAAATGACTGATAGAGAAAAAGAGGCGTTCATCGGCGGGATAGAATTTGCGAGAGACTGGAATCTCGACATCCCGCCGGATGATTTGCGTTTATACGAGAGATTGATTCAAGAAAGGACAAAAAAAGAGAATGAACAAAGTCATATTGATGGGTAGGCTCACAAGAGACCCGAATGTAAGATATACACAGCAGAACGGTTCACAGGAATCCATGTGTGTGGCACGTTATACACTGGCAGTCGACCGGAGAGGTGCAAGAGACGGGCAACAGTCGGCAGATTTTATCTCATGCGTGGCATTTGGGAAAAACGGCGAGTTTGCGGAAAAATATCTGAAACAGGGAACAAAAATTGTTATTACTGGCAGGATTCAGACGGGTTCATACACCAACAGAGACGGGCAAAAGGTATATACGACGGATGTTGTGATTGAGGAACAGGAATTTGCAGAAAGCAAGAGGGCAGCAGGAGAACAGGCAGAAAATGCCGGATATTCAGACGCAGGAGACGGATTCATGAACATTCCGGACGGTATCGACGGCGAATTGCCTTTTATGTAAGCGAAAAGGAGGGTTGTGATAATATGGGAATCTTAAAAGGTATAATTGACCGATTTCGGGCGATGGGAAAAACGGAAAAAGAGATTTCGGGCATTATTGAGACGGCAGCAGACAAAGCGACCGTAAATCCGGATGTCACGAAACCGGAAAAACAGAAAGAACCAGAAATGAAGATTGAAACAACAGCAGAGGCGTTCGTTGAGGCAGTTTTGCAAATGGGAACGACTTTGCAACAGGCAAAAACGGCAATTTTGAAAATGAGCAGTTCAAGAGATGCGGAAAACCGCAAAAACACGAATAACTGGCGTAAAATGCACGGTCTGCCTATGAGAAGAAAGCAGAAAGCGAGGAAAAAGCATGAAAGAGGAAAAGGAGCAGACGGTCATTGAAAAAACCTTGCTATATCTTGAAAATTATCGTGAAATGGAACGATACATCAACGAGGCAGTATCAGAGACCTCTCAAGTGCCGGATATAGGCAAATACAACATATCAGCAGAAAAGGCGTTCTTGCAATCGGTCAGAGAGTGCCGTGCAGAGACGGTCATTCTGTTTGAACACTTGAAAAAGGCTCTTGCATCGCTCAAGGAAGATGCAGAGGCAGCAGGTGAGGGGTACAAATACGACACTCTTGAGGCGGTCTATATAAAGGGCATGTCATACGAGGATATAGTGAGGGAGACAGGATGCGGACGCAACTCACCGAAAAAGTGGTGCAGGGTGATGATTCAGCGGTTGTCAATCAAGTTATTCGGTGCAAAAGCGATTGAAAATGATAAAAACGGAGTGAAAACAGGGTGAAATGAGGGTGAAAACAGGGGTAAAAAGTGGGTGAACAAAAGACAAAATAAACGTGATAATATGTTAGCGTGAACAGTTGAGACGAGCGATTGCAGATGTGCAGTCGCTTTTTTCTTGCCTGTTTGCCCTCCTGTTATATGCGGGTGGGATATACACAGTCATGTGCATAACTGCCCGCCTCTTGTGGATAACACAGCAGGAGAACACAGCAAGAGAGGAGAACACAGATGCTATTGAAATCATGCAGGTGTGGCAAGTTGATTCCACAGTCAATGAAGATGTGCGAGGAGTGTGAGCAACGGCAGCAGTCGAGACACATGATATACAACAACACACGGCGAGACGAGAGAGCAGCAGAGTTCTATGTATCAAAGGAATGGCGGGCAATGCGGGAACGTATCATTGAGGTTTATGACAACATAGATATATACGCATTATATGTCGAGCATGAGTTACTCACATGCAATCCGGTTCACCATATCATTGAACTTGAGGACGACTGGGAACAGCGATTGAATCCGTTCAACCTCATACCTCTCAACCATAAGACACACAACACAATCACTGCTCTGTATAAGCAGAGCAAAGCAAGTATGAGAGCAACACAAAAACAGTTGAGGTCACTGATTGAGTACCACTTTCGAGAGGCAGGGGGATATAAAAAAGTTTTGTGCGATTCGTTTTTAGTCGCACCCCCTCTTTTCCTTGGAGAAAACTCCCCACGGGAATTTCAGTAGAAAGGTATATCCGAAAGAGGTGTCAGAATGTGACACAAAAGCACTGAAATACTGACGGAAAGGAGGCTTGTTGCATCATGGCAGGACAAAGACAACCCACAGATTTGGTTGTGATGAACGGGCGAAAGCACCTCACAAAAGCCGAGATTGAGGCACGAAAAAACGCCGAGGTCACAGCACCATGCGACAAAGTGAGACCTCCGTCATATTTGACACCGGAGCAAAAGAAACAGTTCCGGAAGATTGCGAAAGAATTACTCGAAATCAAACTGATTTCAAACCTTGATTGTGATGCACTGGCGAGACTACTCATTGCACAAACGCAGTACATCGAAATCACAGAGCAAATCAGAGCAACTCCATTGATGGAGGATGTTCCAGTCTATGAGATGCGGGAAAATCCGGACACGGGCGAAAAAGAACGTGTGCAGGTCGGTACAAGACAGGTCGTTTCCGGAGAAAGAGAACGCCTCATGATTATTCAAGACCGCTGCATGAAACAGTGTAGGCAGGGAGCATCAGATTTCGGACTGACAGTTTCCTCCCGCTGCCGTTTGGTCGTACCGAAACCACAACAGCAAAAGCCGGAGAACAAATTTGCGAAATATGCAAATTAAGGCATGGCAAAAGCAGGAGAAACAAAAGACCGCTGCACACAATACGCCCTTGATGTTGTATCGGGCAAGATAACAGCCGGAGAATATGTCCGTCTTGCATGTCAGAGGCATCTTGACGACATCGAAAAATCGAAAGCAGCACCATACAAATACTATTTCGACGTTGAAAAGTCGGAGGAAATCATCAATTTCGCAGAGGAATTGACCATTGCAGAGGGTGAGGAAAATGAGCATGTGACGGCATATCCGTTCCAGTGTTTCATTTTAGGGTCACTCAATGGATGGAGAACAAAGGAAAAGTCATACAGACGATTCAGAACATCTTATGTGCAATTAGGACGACAGAACGGAAAATCGTTCATCAATGGTATTTTGGCGTGTTATTACGGCAATTTCGACGGGTACAAGTACGGAAAAATATTTTGTACGGCGACAAAGCAAGACCAAGCGAATATCGTTTTTGACGAGGTCGCAAAATTTATCAATTCCGACGAGGATTTGTCAGAGTGGTTCAAGGTTCACGACCACAACCACACGATTGATTGTCTGTTGACACATTCAGAAATCAAAGCATTGTCCGGTGATACAAAGTCACTCGACGGACATCGTGCATATTTGGGAATCGTCGACGAGTATCATGCACACAAAACAAATCAGATGTACAAGCTGCTTGAGGGCGGTATCAAGAAACTCAAGTCGGCGTTGATTTCGGTCATCACGACAGCAGGATTCGACCTCAAGTCGCCGTGTTACAAGTTATATGAGTATTGCTGCAATCTACTCAAGGGCGTTTTCGAGAACGACAGTCAATTTGTGTATATCGCACAGATGGACGAACACGATGACAGATACACGCCGGAGAATTGGATAAAAGCAAACCCGATTCTTGAATTTGACCGAGACGCACTTGAGAACCTCATTCCGATTGCACACACTGCCCGTGATATGGGCGGGGAAGACTTGAGAGACTTCCTTGTCAAGCAGCTCAACATGTGGATGCAGTGGTCAAATTCACTATACATCAAGGATATTGCATCATGGAAAGCATGTGCCGTTCTGAAATCCTTGAGTGATTTCAGAGGCTCAAAGTGTTATGTCGGCGTTGACTTGTCATCCGGAGGAGACTTGACATCAATCGCAATCGTGATTCCGTTCATGGTGGAGGACACGAAAAAATATTTTGTTCACACACATTCGTTCATTCCGTCCTCAAGGGTAGATGAACACATCAAGACCGACAAAGTACCGTATGACGTATGGATTGAAAAGGGTCTTGTGACGGTAACGGAAACACTGGGAGGAATCAAGACAGATTACAAATATATCATCAAATACCTTGAGGATTTAGTGAGGGAATACAACCTCAAACCGCAGTTGATTTGTTATGACCCGCACAACGCATCAGCATTCCTGTCAGACCTTGAGGCGATGGGATTCGATTCAATCTCTGTCACACAGACAGCAAAAGAGTTGAACGATGCGACAGTTGATTTCAGACTTGAGATTCTTGCGGGCAATGTGGAAATCGAGGGAATGGAAGTCGGCAAAGAGGGAAACAAGATAGTTGTTCCAGTTGACAGTCTGCTTGTTTGGTCGATTGCAAACGCAAAGACCATCTCGAACAACTACGGTGAAATAAAAATTGACAAAGACATCACGACAGAACGAATCGACCCGATTGACGCTATCATCGACGCATGGAAACACGCAATGAAAGAGGAGTATCGACCGGATGTGAACGAAACTGTCAATGAATGGCTTGAACAATTTGAAAAATACATGAAGAAAGGCGGTGAGAAATAAATGAATCCGTTTCAGAGATTAGGAGTGAAAATTTCAAATTGGTGGAGAGGTGAACCACAGGACAGCGGAGGCGTTGTGACACTGAACTCACCGTCATTCCTTGAGCGGATAGGACTGAAAAGAAAAGGGAAACCGACATCAGAGGTCACATATTTCACATGTCTCAAGATGCTGTCAGAAACCCTTGCAAAAATGCCTATCAAATATTATCAGAAAACGGACAAGGGAATCATTGAGGCAGAGGCGACAGATACATCAAAACTGCTCTCAAAAAGACCGAATCCGTTCATGACACCAACAACATTTTGGAACACGGTTGAAATCAACCGCAACCATTACGGAAACGGCTATGTGTATATGAGAAAGAAGTTTGACCGAAAGAAATTCGGCGGTGAAATAAAAATCGTTGATTTGTGGGTCATGCAGTCAAATTGTGTGCAGATAGTCGTTGATGATGCAGGGATATTCGCAGGAGTGGGGCGTTTGTGGTACGTCTACACAGACCCGACATCAGGTCGTCAATATGTGTTCAGTACAGACGAGGTGATGCATTTCAAGACATCTTTCAGTTTTGACGGAATCACAGGACTACCAGTGCAACAGATATTAAGAGACACGGTTGCAGGTGCATCCGAATCACAGGCGTTCATGAATAATCTGTATGAGAGCGGTCTGACAGCAAAGGCAACTCTTGAATATACCGGAGAATTGAACGAAAAGGCAAAAGCAGCACTTGTCAAGTCGTTTGAGGAGTTCGGCAGTGGAGCAAAGAACACAGGAAAAATCCTGCCTGTTCCGTTAGGAATGAAACTCACACCTCTTGACATCAAACTGACTGATTCACAGTTCTTTGAACTGAAAAAATATAACGCCTTGCAAATCGCCGGAGCGTTCGGAGTGAAACCGAATCAAATCAACGATTATTCAAAGTCGTCATATAGCAATAGCGAGATGCAGCAGTTATCATTCTACGTCGACACGGAACTGTTCATCATCAAGCAGTATGAGGAGGAAATCAATTTCAAAATGCTACCGGATGAAGATACAGACGACGGATATTATTACAAATTCAACGAAAAGGTATTGTTCCGCACCGATTCAAAAACGCAGATGGAGTATTTGAGAAACGGTGTCAATGGAACGATTATCAAACCGAATGAGGCAAGACGTAAACTCGACATGGAAGATGCGGAGGGAGGCGATGTCCTACTTGCGAACGGTAGCATCGTACCGTTGACGATGGCGGGTGCAGCATATTTGAAAGGTGAATCCGAGCAGGAGAACACCGATGAACCGGAGCAACCGGAGAAAGAAACAGAGCCGGACACAGAGCAGCCGGACACAGCAACAGAACAGGACGAAACCGACACGGC